TGATAGTAACGGAAGAAAACTGACCATAAATGATCGTTCCAGCTCCAAAGGATGTAAGGAGTTTATCTGAGTTCGTTATCTTGGTTTCCGTCAATGCGCTGATCGTCGAATCCTTTAGGAATTGAATTGCGCCGAACTTACCGGCAGTAGCACCAGCGGCTGAGTCAATAATGACCGATCCAGCGGATGAGAACTCTAGAGCGTTATTTCGTGAACTTGCCATAGTCGTATTATATCATAGGGTTTCCTAACGTGCCTGTCGGCTTACGTAGGTTGAGAATCGTTTGTTTACTGTATTGTTATTCATTTGCTTGTCCACTCGGAATATCTCGCGGTCAAGCATAAGGTCAGCTTGGGCAGCAGTAAGTGCCGCCTTTTCCGCCTGACCATCTCCAGTATAGAAGTCAGAAAGTGCTGTATAAATGATGTAATCCACGAACTCACTTGGTATGTCCGTGCTGTCCTGATTGAAACCAGTTACTAGTTCTTTCTTGTAGGTAATATAGGCAGAGGAAGCATCAGCCGTGCTGATGTTCAATATATGCGCTCCGCTCGAGTCCACATAGAAGTCAAACTCCAAGGTGGAGTTATTGAGGAATGGTTGCTGCCGATGAATGCGTATGAACTCCCCGATTGTGTTTTTGCCAGTCTCAGCGTAAGGAACAACCTGCCCGCTTTCGATCGTGCGCTCCTCACCAACCACTAAGTAACGCGGCCAGCTATTGGATTCATTGTAAGCGCGGGATACCGCTCGGTTCAATGAATTAACCAAGAAGAACTCATCAGCAGCGGTTAAGCTCTCCAGCCCTGCTATGGACTGGAAAGCATTTTTAACCTCAAGGAATGTTACATTAGATGGCATTACTGCACGTTATTGTTCAGTACTGTTTCTGGCTTGTTTACTGGTGATCCACCAGCCTGCACGTTGTGACGGCGGAACTGGGTCTGTGGACGGTACTGAAGCACATCGTGGCGGAACTGACGGCTTTGGTTACGTACCTTGTCGATTTCAGAAACCAGGATTAACTCAGCGTTCTGGTCCTCAACCTGAGCCTTGTCAGTCTGACCGTCCCCACGGAGGAAGTCAGAATAAGCACCAAACGCGCAGTACTCAAAGAATTGGTAAGGGATGTTTGGATTATCTCCGGACTCATCACCAAAGCTTCCTGATGTATAGCTACCACCGTCAGCGACGACTGATTCAAGATCCTTCCGATAGGTCACAAAAACATCCGTAGCATTAAGAACAGTTGGGTTAATAATTTTTACGGATGGATAACCTCCGGAATTAAGGATGGACACATATGTGTACTCCTCCGGGTAGCGGGTATCCGTTGGATCCGTCTTATGAATACGGAAAACAACGTTGGAGTCATTGGCTAGATCCTTGCCAGTCCCGTATGTTTGAATGGTGTTATCATCAGCCGTGTCTAATGTGACCGATTCACCGATTACTGTAAAGTCAGGCCAAGGATACCGTTCAAATGCGTTACGGACACGACGATTAACTGCTTGTCGCAGGAATGCAGCATCAGTTGTTTCAAGAGCAGCTAATCCGGCGATGGACTTGAATCGCTCCTCAAGGTTCTGGTATGTAATGGTTGGATAATTTGCCATAGTTGTTTAGGTTAAATTTTATTGGGTGAAAGTTCAGGGAACTTATTGTTGTAATACTTAAGGAAATCCTTGGAGTGCACCTCTTCGTGCCCGTACTTGGATGTCAGCCGGAAGAACTCTCGTGCTGGCATAGTGGCAATAGGCTTACCGAATACCGGGTGCGTCTTTCCTTTTAGTTGACTAGCCTCTTTAATAGCCTGATTGATTCGTGCCTGCTCAGTAGCTTTCTCCCGCTTGAAGCCGTTCTTGATTTCGCGCATAAAGGCGCGGTCAACCTCCCCATCGGAGTACTTAGGCACGTCAGTTATTATATCCATAAAAAGAAAGGGAGGGGGTCATTTGACCCCCGTCCCTGAATTCAATTAGCTGTTGGAAACGATCTTACCGTGAGCACCGGGGTGATAGACACCGAGGGTCAGGGCGCAGTCAACGTAACCGCGCTCACCACCACCAAGGTTAGGCAGGCGAGTCGAACCCATTGGGATCAGCTCGTGCACACCGTAGTAGTCAGGGTTAATCAGGTAACCGGACATTCCAGAGATACCTCCGCTTTGAGTAGGCATACAGTCAGGGTTACCGTTCACGATTGAGATAACTCCGTGATCGCTTTGGTACAGGTCAACCGACAGCTTGATGCTACCGCTTTCACCGTTGTAGTTCACGTTACGAACGCTTGCGTCATTGGAGTCAGAGATACGAGCGAAGTCACTGATGTCACGGCGAAGAGCTGTGTCAGCGATCAGCATAAGGTTGTTGCTCGAACCAGTAACCTTGAACAACGAAGTAATCATCGAGTTCAGTTCTGACTCAGCAAATGTACCCTCAGATTGAGTAACGTCAGCAATCGAAGCAGTCGAAGTCTTGAATGCATTAGGGATGTCAGCAGAAGCACCAGCTCCACCTGCATTTGTGGAGTCCTCGATCCACTTGCCAAGACCACGAAGAAGGTAAGGATTTGCTCCGTCTTCTACGTCACGATCTGACTCACCGCAAAGTGTAGCCTCGATGTCGCGCTTCAGTTCGCGAATTGACTTAGCCTCAGCCTGAGCAATCTTAGCAGGACCTACGCTGTCAACAGCTTCCTGAAGGTCAGACACCTTGTACTGACGACGGAACTTTTGCACGTAGTTACCAAGACGAGCGCGGTTAGCGAACTTGTCAGAGGAGGCTACAGCGAAGTCAACGTCAGCACCCTCGTCGATACCTGCAGTAGCAGGAGTCGCAAGGCTGTCTACGGTCCACTCAACGAATGTAGCGGATGCTTTTTGCTTGTTAGCCGAAGAAAGAACAGGAGTCTCTTCGGGAGCGAGGATAGTCAATACGTCGGTCAGGTCCTCGCGGTTAGAAGCCGCGGAGCCACCGAGTGCACTTGTTTCATAAGTATTAGAGAAATTAGCCATTGTAAATAAGTATTAAGATTTAGACATTTGTAGTTTACGCATTGCAGCGAAATCCTTAAGGTCGCCCGATTCTTTGTATCGAGCCTGAAGGTCCTTTAATGCCTTTGCAGTAGGACTAGAACGCTTGTCCGGACTAGAGCTGGAAGGGATTCCAGTCTTTGGAGGATTGATAGTTACGGACTTCTTGGTGTCCTCGACCGGCTTGCGACCGTAGAGTGAATTAACTCCGTGCGCGAACCAGTAGTCTAACTGACCAGCAATGTCAGGAGCCTCTTTGCGTAGGACTTGTTTCAGTTTTTCAAACCGTTCGTCGCCTACGACGGACTCATACACTTTGCGGGTATCGTTATCTTCACCCGTAAGCCAAGTAAGCTCCTGCTCTGCCTGCTTCCTGAAACCAACCTCAAGCTGCTTGCCATCTTCGATAGCCTGCACCTTTTTGAGTTGATCCGGGAGGAAGGTCTTCTGAGCCTTGCGAGCCTGCTGTAAAGCTTTACGGACATCGGACTTAGTAAGTTCCTTGCCATCGACCTCGGTTACGACGTCATCCGCTGCATAAGCATCGCTTTCAAATAAAACATCTTCAGCCCACTCTACAACTTGAGAAACCTCCGTCGCCTTCTCCTGTAGTTCCTCAACGGAACCAAGATTGCTAAACGGATTATCTTTAACCTCCTGAGAGGCTTGAAGCGGGTCCTGCTTTTCTTTGAGCTTTTCCTCCAAGGCAGCTAGACGCTCCTCGGCAGCTTTACGCTTTGCGGTTAACTCTCCATAACGAGCGACAGCACGACTTCCCAATTTCTCGGAAAGTTCTTGTAACTCTTCCTCGGACATTGTGTCCAAGTTATACTGCGAAAGAACATCGTCGGATTGCTCTTGAGTAGCTTCTGGTTGCTCAACCTCTTGAGGTTGCTCTTCCGTCTGCTCCTCTACAGGTTCCTCGGTGACTTCCTCGGGCTGAACCTCTTGAGGCTCCTCCTTCTGGGCGGTCATTTCCCCGAGACGCCTGTTGGCGAACTCTCCTACGGACATATTAGTTTTAGCCACTGAACTTTGGTCTGCCTCAGCGTTAGCAGTTAGGATTTCGTCTGACATATTAAGGCACTCATTTACGCCGAGCGATAGCGATGTAATTATGTTAGCACGAAGGGTTACCCCTTCTTGATAGCTTCTGCGTGTCTTTCGCGCATCATATCCCAATTAGCTATTTGAAGGATCTGATCGTAGGTAATAATTCTACCCGAGATCTGCTGAATGCTATCAGTTGTAGCCTCGTGCAGTTCCTCGATCGTCTCCTCCCTTAGGTTATGAATTACGTTCATAAAACGAGCAAAGTGCTCGTGATTATACAGAATCTTAAGATCTTCTTCCAGTGCCATAATTATTGAGCTGAGCGCTTGATTAAATCCACCGTGCGAGGTCCCCGGCTCTTTACTTGCTTGAACCAGTTACTGTCCTTGGCTTCTGCCGCAGCAGTCTTGTAGTCGTTGTTCTTCAGGGCTTCCTTCATCTTCTTGAACTTGTTCAGCTTAGTAAGTCCTAGATTAAAGGACATATCAACCAGAGCCATCTTGACTGACTCCGGACGCTTGGAGAAACCTTTGTCGAACTTCATCGCGTCCTTGTAAGCCTGAGTCAGGCTATGATTGTACAGGACCCGGGTCTCGTTCTCCGTCAGTGCTCTCCCCTTGAACAGCTCATTGATGTCCACGTTGATTGACTTCAGGAACCTTTGGTTCGCCTTGTCCTCTAGGTTAAAGCCTATGCCTATACTCCGGTTGCCCTTGGTGTCCTTGTATACCTGAGGTTTATTACCCTCGTTAAGGATCAGCATATCCTGATAAGCCTTGGACCGCATCTGGTCAGCGCGGCGTTGAGCCTGCTGAGCTGTAGTTAGGTTCTGCGCCATATTACAAGTCTTGGGTGCTGACTTGCCCCATTGAGGCAGGAGTAGTACCAACGCGACCAATCTGAGCGTTCTGAGCTTGCTGCATCTGGAACGTGTACTGACCAGCGTACTTCTGCAGACGTGCTTGGAATGCTTCATCTTCCTGTAGTTTCTGCTGAATATCTGGTTGGCTTACGTACTGCTGAATTGCCTGAAGAGCAATCTGAGCACCGGACGGGCGTGCAGGCATTTCAATGCCGGCGTGAATCTTAGTCAGATCGTCAGTTACTTCTTTAATAACTTGCTGCTGCGCGCTTTCAACTGGCTGAAGAACCGCGTCAGCCATAACTGGGTCAATCGAAGCAGCACCAATGTCAAGTAACGCGTCAACGTTAAGACGATTATTACGGTTGAGCTGATTGAGCGCAACAAATTGCTGAAGCTTTTTCTCGACAGTTTCAGGGTCAGTGTTCTGCGCGTCGAAGTTAATAAGGATGTCAAAGTTTTCATCAGGATTTCCTTTGGTCAAGATTTGCGGGTCAGGGATTCCTGTTACTCGGAAGAAGATCTCATCAGGTCCGAACCGTTGGAAACAACGGAAAGACATCCGGATCACCTCAGCCGTGTGCTGCAGGAACTTGTCTATGAAGAACTGCTTACGAACTTGGCTGATTTGACTCGTCTCGTCAAGACCACAAATGCGGTCAGCTTGAGCAAGCATAGTCTGCTCGATCTCGAGAGAGCCTTGATTGAACGCAGGGGTAGGCGCGAAGTCCAAGTCCCCTTTACGGCGGTAAGGAATCATACGACCGGGTCCCCAGTCAGCGGGTGCTTGACCCACCGGGTGCAGGATCGGAGGTACGGTTGAGATACTGTTGCGGTCAATGCGTGAGTCGCGCTCAAGCTTTACCGTGTTCTGAATACCGCGAAGTACGTCAGGCAAAGTCATCGTGTCGTACAGACGCTTGGAGTCCTCGGACAGTCGCGTGACTACTACAGGGTAGTCCTCGTATCCGTTCAGTAGCTCGAACTTGGCGTAGCCCGGTACTCCGCTGGCTTCGTCCCCGTTGAACTCCTTGTGAAATACGGTGCAATAAATACCCTCTGAGCCGTCCTCTTCGTCAATGAGACGCTGGTATCCGTACACAATTTCAATAAGCTCCTCAGCCTCGTAGGATGCGTCATTCAGGAAGTTAGAACGACGACCCTCTTGCTCGCGCTCGATGGAGTCCACGTTAACGCCACGGTACTTGTTAATGAGATGATCGACGAAGTCCGCGTCCCATCCGTCAGTTGCCACCTTTTGCTGTAGCTCCTGAGCTGTGTAGTAAGTACGCCAGAAGCAGTAAGGTGCTCGCTGCGGGTCAGTTACATAAGGAGGAAAGAAGAAGTCCCCGTCAGGAGCAAGGGTCTTGACCTCCGGTGCATTTACTTGACGCTTCGAGAACGGTAACTCTGTCTCGCCTTTCTTGCGAAGTTCCTTGAGAGCTTTCTTTGCGCGCTTCTCAGTAAGTCCAGTGAATACATTCTGGAGTAAAACAACTAATTCTGAGTCGTCATTACCGGACTCAACCGCGCGGTAAATGTCGGGTGACATCTGCGCGATTTGCTCCATAGTAATGATTTGTTTGAATGAGCGATCCTCCCGATGCCACCCGACGTAAGTAATTAAAAGACCTCGTTCCAGTAAGTAGTTAGCCCCTAGTTCCATCTCGCGGAAGAAGCGAGGGATGTACCCGCTGGAGATCATCCACTTCATAAACCCGGACACTATCTTGCTGCGTGAAATGTCACCGGACTCAACTGGGAATGCTCGTACGTTTGCACGGCGCAGAGAGGTCATCAGCAACGAGACCAGTCGAGTAATGCGCTCGTCAATGCAATGGCACTCTGAGTCCGACGCCCCTTCCCAAGGGAATGCGTCAGCTCCGTGCTTCCGGTGATCCCGGGACTTACCTGCCCACCAATTGCGGCGGTCGTCGTAGCTCGTACGGCATAAGTCGAAGTAAGCCTCTAGCTCGACCATTGTCTGGTCGTACGCATAAGATAAGGCTTTGATGTCTGGCTTCGGTCCTACGTAGGTAAGACCCTCTGAAATAGTTTCACTTTGCATTTAGTCGATGTTTGATTGAGTCCATCATATTGAAGAAGTTACTCTTCGAGGTTCCAATTCTATCACATAGTTCCACGTTACTCATAGGTAGCTCGGACTCGTGACGAACGTAGCGGCAGAGAAGCTCCCAAGCTATTAGCCTGTCTCGCTGCTCTTGCTCCCACTTAGGGCACATTGTCTCATCGTTTAATGTATCTGTAGCTGGTTCCTCTTCCATCTTCAATAGCCTCGAACATAATTACTTTATTTATTAGCTTTCCTCGAAGACGCCTAGGCACTAGTACTGGTACTCGCTTGCCGATTTCCTTGGAGTACACGAAGTTAAACTTCTTATTCGGGCACTCTGATAGTACTTCACCTTTGTAGTTCTTCGGGATTATTTCCTCGATGAACAGACCCTCGCGCACTACAGCTTGAGCCTCTTCACTCAGCCAAGTATTCTTACCCTTACCGGTAATGCACTCCGCTGGTATCTTTTCCTTTACTATGCTTAGAGCTTCTTCAAATTCTACATTGTACTCCTCTGCTAGTTGAGTCAGTTTCTTCTTCATTAGTATCCTCCTGTTCCTCTTTTTGTTACGGACATATCTGAGTCCGCGAAATAGTCCGGACCCATTCCGGCGTTAGACATCCGCAAGTAACGGATAACGTCAAAGAAGTCCTTCAGTGCTTCGTCTGATTTACCCTGAGCGTTGTAGTTAAGTAAGCTGTCGATCAGGTTCCCGCAGTCCTTGTGCACGTAGCACCTAGGTCTATTGGCTTCGTCGATCTCGTAGTCAGGGTTATAGTAAAACCATTCGTCCAGAGCTGTGTTACCTATCTTTTCCTGAGATCCGTCAGTAGGTAGGTAATTGAACCCGTAGTCATAGAAACTTGTAAATAGGTCAACGTTGTTCTCGTTCTCCTTGGCAAAGAAACGGGAGTCACCTATGCGCTCCGTTACCTCTATCCCTAGCTCGTCCTCTATCTCCTCGAATAGTCTGCAGTAGCGTTCCACGTCGTACCCCAGCTTCTTTGAGGCTGGACCGTACTTCCACTTAGGGTCACCGAACAAAGCCCACTCGCCGTAGGTTTCCCGGTCAGGGAACTCCTTGCGGATAAAGATCTCCTCCTCCTCTGATACTCCAGCCCAGATGCTTACGTAGTTCCTAGCAAAGGCTGGGTCAACTACCTGATACCAAGTCAGATCCGTGCAATTCGGGAAGGTCAATCCGTATTTGTTAGGTTCATCTGAAAGGACGTTGATCTCCGGGCTGAAGTTCGGGATCAGTGAAGTCATTGACTTCGTGGGCAATCCGTACGCACGGACCATTATGGTGTCGTCGTCAGCCTTCCTCAGGTCCTTGGCTATACGTTCGTAACCACCGAAGGGATTCTCATCGGAGTGCAGGTAAACAACCCCAGCGTCTCGCTCAGGGCTGTACTGCTTTACCGGGACCTTCTTGTTTAGTAGCTCCGCGTATCTGGTCTCTAGTGTCTCCGCTCCCTTTAGGTACTCAGAAACGAAGGGCGTGTACCCGTCAATCGGAGTAAAGCCCAGCAGCATCTTGGAGTTACGTGTAGCTAGTCGGAAGCGAAGGGTGTTAACCAGAGCAGCGTCACCTAGGTATTCGTCCAGCCAAGCTCCTATGTTTAGACCGGTAGGGTTCTTGAACCCGAACTCAAAACCTTCGAGGATGGTATTGTTGTTACTGAACTGCGTATAGGTCTTGAAGTCCACCCGGGTCCTTGTGTCCGGGAAGATAAAGGAGGACCCAGTAAATCCGTTCTGCATAGAGAAGTTAATGTAACCCTCAATGCTCTTGGTCTTTCTCCGGAACTCCTTGGGCATCATCTCCCATACGGCAGCCTGCTGTACCTTTACTGAGGTGTCAGCGTTCTGGCTGAAGCATACAATATGACCGTCGTTTGAATTACTTACAGCTTCCATAAGAAGCTTAGCGCATCCGGTCGTCTTACCCGAACGGTTACCGCCAAAGGTAATTACTTCGTCGTACTCAGAAAGTGCTTCTCTGATCCGTGACCATCCATTCAGGTCGAAGCCGTAGCGAAGAGGGTCCTCTTCCGCAGCCTGTATCCTACCCTCGTGAGCCTCGTGAAGCTTAGCCAGCAACTTAGGGTCTAGCTCCCCTAAGGTTACTATCTCCTCGTCCGTAGGCGGCTTGAGGATTGGGTGCTTCGTGAACTCAATAGGCATTATACTTCCTTGCCGTTTACACGTACCTTGATCTTATGGTCAGTGAGTTTCTTACCCCAGTTGATCCCGTCGTAGTTCTTAGCCTGCTTCTCGCGGTTATGACCCTTGCGTGGTGCGCATCCCTTGCCCATAGTTATTCTCCGTTAGTTTTAAGTTAATGCTATGGATTATCTCCTCCATAATAAAGCTATGCCGCTTCAGTACGTCGTAGTAAATGTTAAGCACCTCTACCTGCGTCCGTACCTCATCCTTCAGTTGCTTTACCTGAAAGCATAAGTAACCAACTGTAAGAACCGTCACTAGAAACAATAGAACTAATAAAATCCGTTTAATCCTCTGCATCGATAACCTCCGCGTTTATTTGCTTAGCCTCCTGTATACGCTGCTTAGCAGCCTCTATGGTGGCGTCGTAGTCCTCCTGAGTGTAGACCTTCCGGTCCTCTGTAATCTGGCTAGCCTCGCCCCGGGCTGTAAGAGCCTCGCGGACTGAGTTAGCCTTAGCTATAGAGATCTCTTTAAGATCTCGGAAAGAGACTTCCATCTCCGGGTCGTTCTCCATACGGTCGCGGACCTTCTCGATCAGGTCCTCCTCTAGTGAACTTATGGACAGGTAATTCCTCGCCGCGATCCTGCCGGACAGCTCCTTGAACTTCCCCATATAGTCGGCGTAGTCCGCGAGAATGTTAATGACCGTCCCGCGGTCGAAGCCGTACTTCTTTACGATTCTAGTCTGGCTATTGCCTATAGAGGACAGGTAAAGTACCTGAGCTACCTTCGACGGGTTATGCCTAGAGATACTACGTAGCTGCAGCTTCTCCTTCCCGGACGCTACCTCCCGGATCGATTCCTCGATCTCTGTCAGTAGCTCGCTCTTGATGTCGTCTTCCTCTGGCATACTGAGATCAAGTCTCAATAAGAAATACTTGTCAATACTTTATTTTGTGCTTGACACACTTTTCTTTGCTGTGTCTCATATATGAGAGGTCTCAGTTAAGTCTTCCAGTCTTGGTCAGTTGACTGCCTCGTACAATTTTTTTTCTTAAAAAAAAATATGCTCGTACCTGCCTACGGTCTTATACGGGCAGTCTCATATATGAGACACATATAGGTCATCCTGCCGGGACAAAGCCCTTGAGGTGGTCATTTTTTTAGGGCTGGATT